GAACTTTTAGTAAACCTTCTTCAACTTGTTCATTGGCAAGTAATGGGTTTACATTTGAACTTGACGTTTGTGCATAAACTACATAGTTGTATTCACCTTCAAAGAAATCATATGTATTTTCGTTTATCAAAAACTTATTATATCGGTCTTTAAACGAACTTATATCAGTCAACAAAAAGTTATATTGTTTTTCAGTTTGACGATGTGTAATGCTAAACAAATATTTAGGATTTGCAATTGTCACTTTTTCTGTAAGTGTCAAGTACCAATTCTTCGATTCCCCTTTTGTAAGTAGTAGCATTATATGTAAATTAGCATTTTTTAGAATTTGTTACAATAAAAAAAGGGTAGCAATTACGCTACCCCAATTAAATTATATGAAAAACAATACTAAATTCCTAATGTAGTAACTACTGCACCACTCAATTTGTATGGTTGTTCGCTATCCATTGCTTGTAAAGTAATTTCATAACCATTCAAATCACCGAAAGCAGTTCCAGTATTTGCAGTCATTGAAGAAACTTCACATCCACTTTCTTTACCTACTAACCAATACTCATCGTTGTTATTTTTCACAATGCAGAAAGTTCTACCTTGTGCTAATAATTTTAATTCGTTTCTTTTGGTAGTTGACATTCTACGCAATCTAAATGCTACATCAGTAGAATTGTACACAGTTCCATTCTCAACACTTACATTGGTAGTATTTGTCATAGAACCAGTTGCTTTTGGAATGTCGTAGGTGTAAACATCACCACTTACAATAGTTGTAGCAGTTACCTCGCCACTTGCAACTGTAAATCCAGTTTTAGCCCAATTCACCAAGTGAATCGACTTAATACCCCCGACTGCATCTTTGCAGTCAAGGGCTATACTTTGGGTTAATAAACAAGGCATCTATCTATAAAATTAAAGTGTGAAAAGCACCGTTTGATCGGGGAAAGCTACCTGTGTTCCGTATTTCATTGTCAAACGGAATCTTACCTCGTCCGAATCTTGAGAATACCAAATTTTGGCGTCCTCTTCTTCATGTGCCAAATCAGTTCCTACAAATAAATTGTCTAAATTAGTACAAACCATTTTGTTTGTTCCGTTCAAACCACCTACACCGATAATTTCAACGTTAGTACCAGGCCAAATCATTTTCAATTCACTTGTAGCATCTGCAACGTAGTGGTAAAGGTTAGCATTTTTCAAGTTAACCAAAGCCAATTTGAAGTTGTCTACACCCATAAATAACTTCAAGTTATCTTTATCAGCAACACGTGCTGGTACTGCTGCGTAGATAGCATCTAAAATAGTACCAATATTGGTAGAAGTTACGGCAGTTACTGAACCAGTATTACCACTTACAAATGCAGCACTATCAGTAATAACTTTTAACAACCCATCAAATTTGTTGGTGTTAGGATTAGTGTTAGCAGTTGCAGTTGTCCCTTGCCACATTGCAATTTCCAATTTTTCAGCAATGTTCTTTGATTTTTCCATACCGATTTGCTCTTCAAAAGGAACAGCAGTTGGTGAACCAGGTGCGATTTGTGTTTGCATCCATTTTGCTTCAAGTGTTTTAGGGCATAAAGTTTCTTCAACTTTAATTTTACCTACTGTGATAACACGTTGTGTGAAGTTAGTTACACCACTCGGAGAATATCCACATCCATCAGTTTGGAAGTAAACATCAGAAGAAAGAATGTTCAAAGCACTTGCAGATTTTACACCTACTTGCACTTGCCCAGCATCATAAAGCAATTTAGCAGTCTTACCGCTGAAAAGAGCTTTTACCAACAAATCGGTAGATTGTTCGTTGGTATAGTTAGTTAAACCAGTTACGTTAAATGACATATTTTTATTTTTTTAGTTGTTGTGCAAATTTTTTGATGTTCTCAAATTGTTGATCTTTTTTAGACAATTTTGTTTGGTCTACATTCATAGGTGCTTCACTTGGTAAGTTAGCAACTCTTTCTACCAAATCAACAGTCTTGCTGAATGCTTCGCTTTGGTGTTCAAGACTTGAAACTACTTTGTTTAATGTTTCAGTCAATGTAGCAATTTTGCCTTCTAAACTTGCAACTACTTCGTCAAACTTTTCAACAGTTGCAAATTCTTTTGCCATTTCGGTTGCAGGTTGCATACCAGGTGTTTCAATTTCAGCTGGTTCTACAATCTCAGTTACTACACCGCCGACAGTTGTTACTAATGTGCCATCTTCAAGTTCGTGCGTTGCATCAGGTGCAGGGATATCACCATCGGCAGTTTCTACCAAAATAGAACTTCCAACTACTAATTGATTATCCCATTTGATTACTGTGCCATCAGTCAAAACGGCACTTTCCATTTTAACTTCTTCGTTATTGAAATTGAATTTAGACATCAATTCTCTAACTTCTTTGATTAAATCTTTTGTGTTCATTTTTATATAAATTAGTTTTATGTGTTTTTTGTTGCATTTTTTATGTGCTTTTGTAAAATCTTTTTCAATTGTGAAAGAAATTGTATCTCTGCATTGATAGGAAAGTTAAAGAATCCTTCTACACTAAACCCATTCCAAGTACCATCTTTGCATTTTAGCCATACTTCTTCGTCTTCTACTAAATAACTGACAAACCAACTGCCGTCTTTTGCATCTTCAAACCCTTTTGGTGGCATGATTCCACGTTCAAAGTTTAATAAATAGCTTTCAAATAGTGTGCATCCCTCAATTGGTTGTGCGTGATCTGTATTAACTGCGTTGTATTTGTTATTTAAAGCCCACTTTTTTGCAATTTTGAAGATAGTTTCTTTGTCAAATACTACATAATATTCGCCTTTTTCTTCATCACGTCTATAAATTGGCAAATCAGCATACATTGCTGCACCCGTTATAATGCGTTTTTCTTCGTTTTGAATAGCAAACTTTGTTTTCGGTTTCTTAATTTGCTTAATGTAGTTGGGTAAATCTTTGACAATGATGTCAAACTTTGCACCTACACTACCAATTGCATTTATTACGTCTTGGTTATTATCGTAATGTTTGGTAATTCCAAGTTCTTTGATTTTCTCAACTTTTGCAGCATTTGAACCAGTTGCATAAACACGACTTTCTGCAATCCCTAAATCATTTGCAACACTTAACATTCCTTCTTTGTTATCACGTGCGGAAATAATGTAAACAGTAGAACCGCTTTCTATTTCTTGTTGTGCAAGTTTTTTGCCGTGTGCAGTAGATAAGGTATCATCGTAGTCAAAACTTACTTTGTCACCTTTTGCAAAGTTTTTGTTATCCCACATACTATTGCAAATAGCAACTGCTTGTTCACTATCCTTACCTTCGTCAATTACGTACTTTATGCACTTTGGTAAAAACTCCTCTTTTGTTTCGCCTTGTGTTGGTTTTAAAAATTCTATTTTATTAAATGCTAAAAAGTTCTTTTGTATTGCAGGATTTTCAACAAGCGAAATGAAATCTATTCCACTTTCAAAATCTAACTCGTCTATTGATAATTTGTATATTGGTAAATCCATATTTTATAAATTAGTATTATTGTTAATTTGTTGCATTATTCTACTACGCTTATTGCTTGGTTATTGCTTACCCTACGTTGTGTACGTGTGATATCGCCTTCAGTTACAAATACCTTTCGATTCTGTGTAAGTGATTCATTTGTATTTAAAGTTGACATACGTGGTGCAAATGATTGCATTGTGCCTTGACCACTTGCTTGTGATGGATTTGAGCCATTTGTAGATTTGCTTTGATAAGTTGTACTACTAATTTTCTTTAAGTTTGCAAGTCCAAATGCTATTGCAGCACCTGCTTGTACATAAGGATATGCGGGAAATATTGCAGTTAATGGAGATTTATTTGCAGTTGTAAACGCATTTTGCGTACCCTCAATAGTAGATAAAATAGTACTTGCATATTTAATTGCTTTGTCCATTTCAAATGCCTTCTTTTGTTCTTCTTCACTACTACCAGCAAATGCAGAATTTAATTCACTAATTGCATTTAATGAATCACCAATGCCTTTGTAAATGTCACTTTGAATTTGTAATTCCCTTGCTGCCTTTTTTTCTTGTTCGGAAATATCTGTATCACGAATAGCACGTTTTTTGTCAAGTATTTGGGTTTCAATTGCAGTTGTATCTTCTTTAAATTTCGCTTTTACTTTTAATTGTTCTTCTAAACTTTTTGCTTCTAAATCTGCAATTTCTTGATTTGTATTTGTTTGGTCTGCTAAATCTTTATCTCTTAATTTGACAAAGTTTATTTTGTCTTGATATAGTTTTTGCGTTGCTGCTAATTCTGCTGCAATAAATTTATCACGATTTGCTTTTGTCTCAGCATCTGCTTTTTCTTGGTCTGCTTTTTGTTTATCAGTAAATCCTTTTGTTGCTTTTTCAATTTCAGCATTGCGTAGTTTTAAGATTTGTGCTTCGGTATAACCTTGTTCACGCAATCCTTTTACCTTTGTATCAAATGAAGCATTTGCTGCTGCTTGTACTTCTTCTAATGTGTTTTGCTCTAATGATAATAATGTAGCCCTACGTTCCAACGCATCCGCACTTTGTTTGTCTAAATTTGCTTTCCGTTTATCACTTGCATCTTTTTTTGCTTTGTCATCCGCATTGGTTTGTTCTTTAATGTAATTGCTTTCCTCAACTCCTAAAATTGCAAGTGAATTTTTGGTATCATCAATTATTTTACCCCACTCTTTTTCGTTGTTCTTGCCTAAATTGGCACGGGCTTGATTTAACTCATTAGTTAACTTTTGCCTTTCTTTTGCGTATGCTCCTAATTTGTTTCCTTGTGCTTCTAATAATTTTGCTTCACGATCTAACTGGTCATTGCTTCTTGAAGTCGTTTTATTTAATTTTTCTAATGCCCTATCTTGTGCACTTGTTACACCAATCCAATCTGTAAAACCTTGAACCAATGCACCCACGTATTTTGCAAATGTGGCTAATCCGGGTACTGCATTTAATACTGCCTTTTTTACTTTGTCAAAGTTTGCAATCACATAACCAAGTGCAGCAACCAATAAACCAATTCCAAGTGCTGACATTGCACCCTTCAAACTGCTAAATGATTTTACTACATTTCCTTTTACTTCACTTGCAAGGGTTTTAAATTGTTGTTGTACCTTACCAAGTCCTTCAAGTCCATCGGCAAGTGCCATTGCACCTTGTACTTTTACAAGTGTTTTTTGCAAATCTTCACTTTCACTACCAAACAATGCCATTGCACCTTGACCAGCTTGAAATCCACGTGATATTCCTTGTACAACTGTTTGAACTTTGGCGAATTTATCAGGATTTAACGCTTTGATTCGGTCGTTGAAGTCATCCATTTTGTCTGATAACTCTGCAACTTTCTTTTGGGCTGCCAATGCTTCATCCGAAAACTCACCAAATGTAATAACCATTTGTTGTGCTTCAAGTTTTGCTTCACGTAATTGTTGTTTAAAGTTCTTTACTACTGTATCTGCACCACCTTTTGGTAATACTTCGACTTCTACTGCTGCTGTTGATTTCATTTTATGGTACGATTATGTAATATTTTGTGCCAGTGGAAATAAATTGATGTGATTGTTTGTCATTTGGTATGTCGTGTGTTGTTGCTCCGTCTATTAAAATAGAACCATCACCAGCACTTACTATTATTTTGTGTGGATTTCCTAACTTTTTAACAACAAATATTTTGCCTTTGTTGGTTGACGGAGTTGGTAAAATTACAGATATGTTGCCACTTGTTGGTGTGCCTACGATTAAGTAGTCATCATAAGCGCAAGTGTACGGGCTATCTGCGTTGGCAATTTCTATTACGTTACCACCACAACTATAAGCTCCTTGTTGTGGGAAATTATCCATATAGACTTTGTTGCTTTCAACTGCTGTAAAATCATTACAGTTGATTGCAGTTACATATTCAAAGCCACTTGGAATATTTATTCGTTCACCGATTAAAGTTGAATATCTTGCACCACTAACATTATCATTACCAATTACAACTGTGTCTAAACTATCTAAATGAGAATTACCTATATTTATACCACCACTACCAACTCCCGTAAACCCTATTGGAATACCTTTCGGGAATTTATCACTCAATATATCTACACTACCAATGCCTACATTCTTTTTGGTTGCCGTTGTTGGTTGGTAATATGTCACCAATAAAAATTCACATAAAAATACCCCATTTTGCAAAGGGTTGTAGTCGCTTATTTTATTCAATCGCCAATATTGACCTTCAAAAAAGTACAAGTCTTTAAATTGCAAAGTGTACCAGTCGTATGGTGTAATTCTAAAATATGCACGTAGAATTTTACTATTCTTATCGGTGATTTCACGAATTGTTTTGTACCAATAGACATTCACCAAGTTTTGATTTGAGTAACTTAAACCCTTTCCACTAATTACGTTTAACGGCATACCAAAGTTTAAGTCAAATTGCATATTGTCTACATCGTCAATGT